TAGCAACCGCTTTAAAATCTGATTCTGTAGCAACTGCACCATCTGCAGTTACTTTATTAAAAGCGTATGTGTATATATCTACAGCAACAGAAGGTTTTGCTGTTAGTGATCTCCTAAGGTGAGCCGCATAAACATCTGTAGCAACTGCTGAATTGGCAAGAGACTTATAGAAATCAAATACTTGTGTCTCTGAAACTGAAGGATTTTCAGCTAGTACCTTATAAAAAGCCATAACTGCGTCATCAACTAAGGCAGTATCATCAGTAAGCGTTTTAAGGAACTGATACACAAATCCATCTTCTGCACCTACACCGTCTTTAACATACGCATTGCCATCAACAATAATTTCAGTAAGGAAATGTCCTGCCTGAATAGCTATTAAAATAGGTAACTGTTCCGCAGTAACATTAATTTTCAACTGCTTAGCAGCAGCTTTAAGCGCGGCAATTGCTACTACTGATGCTAAATTCATGCGAAATCTTCCCTAATTTTAAATTTTATAGTATCGTATATGGTTTCAATCTGGCCTGAAGCCTTAGTTACTTCAATCTCTCCTTGATAAGTTCCTGCGTCATAATCTAAGTTACCGGTTGTCCAATTAACAATAGCAATACCTTTTTCAGGCTCACCAGCACCCTGGTTAACATATAAAGTCTTACTATACAAAACAGTAGTTTCGCCAGCAGCTCTGAAATGCATCTTTACAGTAGCTCCTGTTAAATCAGTAGCCGTACTTGTATCCTCGTCTGTTAAAGTTAAGCGCAGTTGCGGACCAGTATCACCTTGAACATAATAAAAAGTTTCTATAGTTGCCATTTGTCCTCCTAGTCAGCAAAGCCAATTGAAGCGACACGAAGGTTAATTCTTCGAGTGTCTCGCCCTTTAGCGTTAGTAATACCGCGATTAAACTCAAATTTGTGTTGCAATGATAATTCGGGGTTACTCCATTCTTTATTTGGGATCTCCGCAAGTCTAGCAATTGCACCTGATGCAATAGCGCGGCCATGTGCATCATAAATAAACTCTTCTACTCCAGTAGCAGATAATTTTGGTTTAAGTACTGTTACCCCGGTAAATGTATATTTACCATCTGGGGTTGGGTATAAACGAACATGATCGTCATTAAGAATAGATACATAAATAGGTGCCCCTTTAACAGCAGAACCATCTTGATTTATAGGGACACTAAAATGCTTATCAGATACATGTGTTAAAGGACTTCCATTTACATAGAAAAATAACATGTTTTCTAAAAGAGTTCCCGAAGGAACATCAATTTTATAATCTGCTGAATTATTGTTCGTAAAATCTGGGTCTATGTTAAAACGCCATACCTCACTTTTACCGCAAAACTCAGCAGCAGATTCTTTTAAATGCGCTTCAATAACAACCTCAGGACACCCAGGTACATACGGTTGTATATAAGGGTAAAAAGATACCCACTTAGTAGTGGCCATTTACACGTCCTCCGTTGGAGCGGTACCAACATCGCTCTGTGTTTTACTCCCAATACTAGTTATAAAAGCTTGATTGTGTAGTGTTGCTCTTTGCGCATTTGCGGCATACTCAGCATCTTTAGAATACGCACGATATAGTACCCAATCGATAATAGAACCTAAATAAATATCATCCAACTTAATTACAGTAGTATCACTACCAGCTGGATTTAACGCTGATTCCGAAAGAGCATGTGCTCCTGGAGCATCAGCATAAACCACCTCAACTTGCGTTGACGTAGTCGCTGGAGGGTATACAAAAAAATCTTTAGGTTGTCTTGGATCGAACGTATAGTTCTGAGCGTTAAGTGTTCCCGTCTCAGTATGCCAGGCAGGACGTTGGTCGTCCAAAACACTTCTATTGATAAGCCTAATTACTTTCTTATCTGAAGAAGCTGCCATATTACGAACGACATCTAAAAGACGTAACCCAGTTGAAAAGCCAGTGGTTAAAGATTGCCGAGTTCCAGCAATACAAGTAAATGTACCTGACTTAGAACTAGCGTCTGGCCTTAGTAGTACAATTTGTAGATAGGATTCATTTATCCATCTCTGCAATTCTACACGAGGCCATCTAATGTTTTCATCTTGGAGAATATCCTCAACGCGTTGAATAACATCAATTACTTTTGTTGTTGCCATAAGTTACTCCATGCATGGTTAGGTAAAGGAGAGAGTTTCCCCCCTCCTTAGTTAATTAACTAGTATCCCTTTACGGAGTACCAATTAATGCTGTAACCAGCGCTTCGTTCTTAACAACCTTACGACCGTAAACAGATAGACCGCGGACAATATCTCCAAAGTCTGTTTGATTACGTAGAGGCTCTGTCTTAGAAATCTGCGAAGCGAAAGCACAAGCAGCACTAGTACCGGCAACCATCATTCTACGCGGTTTCGCGTTTGAAAGAGTTGCACCAGTAGAAGTTGCTGATAGACCTGCAACTGTAGCCTTACTAGTAGTACCGTGAGGTAGCAAGTTAGATACATATACAGTGAAACGATCTAACATACCAATCTTACCAGTACGAACGATACTTGACTGGTCACCAGTGAAGTACGCCTGAGCAATGTTAGATTGCATCAGAATGTGACGATCGTGTGGTGACATAAGCAACCAACGACCTTCTTCTGGTACATTCTGCTCGTCTAACGCAGCTGACATACGTAGAATCATATTCAACAGTTCACCAGATGTAGCTTGGTTAACTGGTACAGTGTCAGTGCCTAGTCCATAACTTGCTGAAATAGCACCAGCAGAAGCGCCTTTGTTCGCTGCAGCAGCACCTTCAGTTACAAACCACTGAAAGAAAACTTCGTTTTCGATAGCGATCTTTAATTGCTTTGCAGCATCATCAGTAAACATGTTCATCAAATCAATATCAGCTTGATGAGCTAACACGTCGTTCACTTGAACACTAAAATACTTACCTTTATTAATCTGTAGGTCAGTATAAATAGGTACAGGAACTCTAGTTGTTAGCGTTGTACCCGCTCCAGCATAGTCATCAATTACTATTGATGGCGCAGTACGGATACGAATCGAATCACCTTGATTTTTTATCTCGCCTTCCCAACTAGTGTTGGAAATTTCAGACAGCATGGTGTTCGCAAAAAATTTCGCATTCAGCTTGTTAGACCACAATTGTGGAATAAAACCACCCGAATACGTTGGGCTGGTGTCAAAGGCACCAGAACTAACTACGGGAAAAATATGTGCCATTTTTCGTTCTCCTTAACATAAAAAAATAAAACAGTTTTGTTGGCTAAGGCTACGTACGTAAATGGCTAGTTTTTAACTCTACCCTCCATGTAGGCAAGCGTTAGCTCAGCTTCAAGTTTTGCCGCGTCGTCATACTTACCACTAGTGTTCAAAGTGCGAATCTTAGTCCAACCTTTTTCTAACTCTCCAGCAGAATAGATTTTAGACTCTCGACCCACGCTCTTACTACTTGAGTTAGCAGAACGATTTGGCGTTACCTGCTTTTCAAGTTCTGCTTGGTGATCACCCCTGCCATTAACCGGTTTAGCGCTTTCACGGAATAAACTCACATAGTGAGCTACCGCTTCTGCATCTCCCGAGTTAAAGGCTGCTTGAGCTTGATCTCTGCGTGGCCCCCTAGTCATAGGGTCAATTTCATTTAGCCATGCAACCCAACGTTCGTCGTTATCGAGTTGGTCAAATCCAGGTACTAAGTTATTTAGCCTCTGGGCAAAACCTACCTCTCCAACTTGGCTACCAGTATTTGAGACTTGCGTTCGCAATTCCTCAATTACCTTCTCCTGTTGTTCAAAACGTCCCTCATAATCTTGAGAAACTTCTTTCGCAACTCGACGTTGAAAGTCGATCAAATCATCACCGTACTCTTCTCGATCAGCATCAGTAACATAACTGACTTTCTCTCTCGGTTTCTCAGCCTCTGCTTTCTTGACAGCTTCCGCTTGTTTGTTAATAGCGTTCATCTGTTCAGTAAGCTCCCTAACCTGTTGGTGCAGTCTAGGTACTTCAGCATCGTATTTTCCCTTAAGGGTACTATACTTCTGCTCAAAGACGTCTGATACTTCTTCACTAGAATTGTCAGCCGGCGCTGCTTCCTCCAGTACAGGTTCATCTTGAGGTGGTTCTTCTATTACTTCAACTTCTGTATCCGCGGCTACTTCCTCAGTTTTCTTTGCTTTCTTAGAAACCTTCTTTTTCTTGGTTTCCTTTTTCGGCTTTTCTTCTGTTTCGCTTTGGGCTTTTAGTTGTTTCTCTAGTTCTTCAACTTCCTTAAGTTGCTCCTGCACTTGTTTTGGCAATGCCATTTGTCTTTCTCCTTAAAGCACCAACTCTGTTTTGCAGCGCAATGTATGCTGCTCCCGTTATGGTGTGCTTAAAATACGCTAGTTTTTTCATTCCTAGCGTGCCTTTACCACTTTCTGCGATTCCTCAACCGCTTTTAGTAAATCCTCTAAAGCTTCTGCTCGCCCTTGCAAACGGTGAATAATACTCGTTTCGTTTGCATATACCAGCTTCTGCTTAGTGCCTTCAAGTTCATCTTGAATCACTTTTAATACTTGGTCAATTCCTGGTTCTCTTATCCTGTTTAAGGCTGTTATCTCTGATGAACTCAGTTTATTAACATTAATCATTTATCTATATCATACCTAATAACAC